GACTTGCCAGTCTTATAGTCGGCTACCCTTGCAATTCCTTTGTCGTGGTTGATTGCAAGATAGTCGGGTATACCTCGGAACCATACATCTTTGTCAAAGAATCCACAGGGTGTGAAGTCTGCACGGATGCCAAGTTTTTCCTCGCAACGGACGTCGCCTTGGAAGTTGGCGAGGGGTTCCACGAATGGTTTGTAATTCGCATAACTCGCTGGAAGTGGTGTCTTATCACGGATGTATTCTTCAAATGCTTTGTGTACGGCAGTGCCGTACATGGTTGCTTCAGTGTCTTTAGATTTAAACTTTTTTAGTATCTTGACTTCGTGGTATCTGCGTGGACAACCTTCGTAGTCTTTGATGCCTGAGTAGGAATGTGCTAGTGCCATAGAAAGAACTGGGTTTGTTTTTGCAAGCCCTAGTGTACCAATCAACAGTCCCCATAGGAAGCCCCTACGCCTGATTCGCAGGCTAACGGCAAAGTTTGTGCCCACTTTGGACGCCATGACATGCACTCCTCAACGTATTGTTTTGCTTCATCTTTTTCCTCAATCGGTGCAATGCAAGCCACGGCATCATGGACTGTCAACACTACCTTATATTTCCTACCAACTCGTAACATCTGCTCCGCCACGACCTGCCTCGCTACGGCTTGACATATATTTTCTATCACTTTACCACCGTAAATATATACAGGCACGCCCTTAGAAAAGTATCGCCATTGGTCTTTATGGGTCTTCTCATCTACTACTTTGGCTAGGTCTGGGTATTGGATATGGAGACCGCTAGGTAGGGTTAACCCCTTGCCGGGAACCGCTTTAATTAGCCCTTGCTCGTCTACTTGAAAACCGTTGCCTGTACGCAACGCTATGAGCGCCTCGTCTGCTTTACGCCACAACTCGGGTATCTTGTAGTAGGCATGCCGGTATGCGTCAATGATGCGTTTTGCCTCGTCTTCGGTAGCATCTACGCCTGCCTGCATCTTTAGGAAAAGTTTTAGCTTATGGTGTCCAACGCCGTACCCCGCACCAAGAATCACGACCTTACCCACCTGCCGTTGTTGCTTGTCAATTTCTTCGGGAGGTATCCGATATATCTTGCTCGCCATTAGCTTGTACACATCCTGAGACCTCGAGAACGCATCCACCAAGTCGTGTTGCCCTGCAAGCCAAGCCAAAGTTCTAGCTTCGATTTGTGCAGAGTCACAGTCAATCACGACGTGCCCTGCCGGAGCCTTGATAGCCTTCTTAATCTTGCCTGCGTTTGTACCGCGTGATGGTAGGTTCTGAAGGTTTACAGAGTCTTGACCAGACCAACGACCAGAGTGTGCCCCGTAGTAACGTAGAGGTACAGGAAACCTGCCTCGAGTAGACATACCAATAAAGCGCTCAGTGCGAGTTTCCTCAATTGTCGTCTTGTTTCCAAGGCGGGCTGCGACAAGCATTTGTACTCGTTCATCAGGATGCTCCTCTAGTGCTTTAAATTCTTCGTCGGTTTTGGCAAATGCCCACGCTATCTTGCCAGTGCGCAAGCTAACTTTCATGGGCGGTACAACACCGTAGTTCTCGAGTACCTTGGCAAACTTGTCGTTAGACATTAGTAGCTTCTTGATGCCGTCCATACCTTCGCTAAAGATAGCGTGTACGTACTCGGGATCAGCGTCTTTGAGCATGAAGTCCCGCACAGATTCCATCAGGGCTTCCTTGGCATCCTTCACGGCTTCCAAGTGGTCAACCAATAGCTTCTTGTCCAACTCAAGCACGGGCTCAATAAACATGCGCAGAGTCATGTCAATCAGTTTCAGTTCTTGTTTAGGGAAACCCATCGCCATGTACGCATTGAACAGCGTGTAGGTCAACTCGGTGTCGTTGATGCAGTACTCGCCGTAACGTGCCAACTCCTCTGCGGAAAAGTCCGCGTAGTGCTTGCCCTTGGCGTTATTGACCTCGTCACCCTTGACACCGATACCCATGCGTTCAGCTTGCTTGGCTAAGCCATGCGCCTTCTCGTGTGGGAATAAAGCCCGTGACATACCGAGCGTGTCAAACCAAGCCAGTGGCTTTACGCCGTACAGCCAGTTGAGAACGGCACCATCGAACGCAGTGTTCTGTGCAACGACCATCGCATCAGACCAGTCAAACTCTTTCAGTATCCGTTCCACTTGCGGTTTGGGATACCAAACGGTTTCACCATCGTCCACCTTGATTGCAATGCCAATCATCTCAAACTGAGGCGACCGCACATACTCCTCGGTAGGAATCTTGGTCAGGGAATACTCAGTCGAGTAGAAGCATTCAAGGTCAAGTGTTACGATTTTTGGCATAATTTTTTACGTATTCTTTTTCAAACTCTTTGCTGATTAGTTCTGTGGCTTGCTTCAGCATGTTCTGCGGGACGATCATCTTACCTGTTCCTCTTGGGGTCAAGGCAAGGTCGACGTTGATGTTGTACTCAGGTGGCGGTCTAAGGATGTCATGCACTACTTGCGCTGTGAACTTCTGTTTGTGCATCGCCGTGTAGCCGTCGATCAATGCCTTTATCTCAGTCTGATTCAGATACCACATCGGTTGGTCCGCAGGGGGATTGCGTAAGACTTCTTCCATCGTGTTGCGATACCCGTACAACCGACCTTCATAATCAAAGTCCTCGGGGTTGTTCTGCATGCGGTCAAGCAACATCTTGACGCCTTCACAAATTTCGTCGTTCATTTGTTGCACTCCTCTATTATTCGTTCTAGGTAATCGTAGTTGTCTTCACGAATGATGAGTGTGTACCCACCACAAGCGTTGATTAGCTGTAAGTTTTTTAGCTGCAGTGCAGTCGCCTGCCCCTTACCTGCCTTGGCTTCAATAGCCATGAACTTACCATTCACACAGCACAGGAAGTCAGGGACGCCACTGTTGCCGTAGCCAGTACCGATAGGCATGGCGTAGTAAATGTCATGCTTCTTCAAGATCGCTTTGATCTTGGCTTTGACTTTGGATTCCGGTGTAGCTGCCATATATTGTGCTTCTCCAAACTGATACTGAGGGCATGTGGTTGTGTGACTTAGTGGGCGTCGTATACCCATTGTGAACTATCCACCCAATAGATTGCAGGGCACGAACCCCTGACACCCAAACATTTGGGTGAAGCGTAGCGGGTCGGAACAATAGTTTCTTACCGCAGTACTCACGGAACTCGTCCCCAAGTACCAGTTGTTTAGATGTTAATAATTCCTCGGCAAGTTCCAGATAGCGTTCTACAAACGCAGGCTCTAATCTGTTTGCCTTACCCCAACACTTATCTGCCAGTGCCAAAGCGTTAGTCATGCGGTCATTTTGCATTCGCAACCTCAAGTAGTTTGGCTAAGTAATGTTGGGCTTTCTTTAAATCCTCAATACCGTTTTTGTTTTTCCAACGTGACACATACTTCACCACGTTACCTTCAAGATACCCAAGGTCGTTGGCAATGATGTAGTCCCACGGTTGGATGGATTTATCTTTGTAGTGATTTCCACCAACTTGCATGTCATCGGCTCTTTGAATCATTTGGTTTCTCCTGTAGTAGTGCGTCATAGTATTGCTTGGGCATTGGGGCTTTCTTGGTGATGATGGTACGTAACCACTCAGCACCGCCAAGCTGATTAAAAATAATCCAATGCCTATCGGACATTCGGACTTGTCTTCCTAATAGGGGTTCAGGGGGCTTTGGTCTTGGCATGATCAAGTACTCCTTCGTGTTTGTTTGGTTGCCGTGCTTTTGAATAGGTTCCAAACAGTTTGTAGCCTAAGCCTTCTTCGCTCTTGACGGTTCCTTTGTTGTTCTTCGTGCGAAAGTAAACGTCCTCCAAGAAAATGCTAGGGCGTGGGTCTTCTTTCCACCGGAAAGGACTAAGTGGCGGGGGGTTATTATTTCTCAAAACAAAACATCCTTTATTAGGGTCATACCTTATTAAATCTAAAACTTTCATTGCAGTACTCCTAATTTACGAAGCGCAACCTTCAGACCCTCAACGCCACCAACACGTTGGTCGTTGATAAATATTTGAGGCATCTGACGGGCATCAGGATACTCCGCTAAAAAGTTTTGTAGTCGGCTACCCCGCATGATGTCAACATCTATATATTCAAGGTTTAAATGTGAAAGAATTTGCTTAGCTATCTCGCAGTTCGGGCAGTCATCCTTTGTGTAAATTATGACGCGTGGGTTTTTCATTTTGGTTTCCTTTCGTTAAGAACTTTATTACTCCACTCAACTTTGTAGATGCCACCATCCAAGCCAAAGTCAATTCGTATGTTGCACTCGACAAGGTATGGATGCAGGCTTACACCCAACCCATCCATGTTCTGATTCACTCTGTAATACTTACTGACCATTGTCTTGCCACGATCTTCTTCGGGCGTTAACTGCCTGTACAGTGGCTCAGGTGTTTTGGATTTGCTCACGGTCTTTTCCCACAACGTTGGCACTGCATAAAAAAGAATGGCTTGCGTTTACCGCAGTGGTGGCAACAGTTGTATGTCATGCTTGTCCCCTTGCTCTTTTGGCAACTAATGCGCCATCTTTCAATTCTTTTCCAATCATCATCTTGAATAAATCAAGCCATGTAAACTCAACTTCGTCAAGTCCAAATCCACTGGGTGTCCATTTCATATTTACTTTCTGTTGCGTATGGCTTTTGCGGCCAGCTTAGTAATATCCGATGCGTATTCAGGATGCACCGCCAATACATCACAAATCTGGGCACAGGCTTCTCGCTCATGTTCAGCAACAAGTCTGGCAAATGCTTGTAATTGCTCGGTGTAAAACGAGTAAATATATTCACCGCTTGGGTGAACACCATAGGCGGCAGTTTCTATCG